TGATTTCGTGAATGCCATACACTATACAAAAGAATCATTGATTGTTGATGATTGGAGTGAAAAACAATATAACTCATTTATAGTAAACAAATCATTGAGTTTCGGGGCTGATACGGTGATTCCCGCAAACGAAATGAATAGTCGTCCCCATGTAGAAAGACGCCTACAGTTCGATTTCCTTATAAATACAATTAGACCTCGAAAGAGATTTAATAAGTGGTTGAAAGCTGAGAAAATCGAAGACCTTGAAGTGGTGAAAGAGTATTATCATTACAATACTGAAAAAGCCATACAAGCTCTAAAGATTCTATCACCTGAGCAACTAAATACAATTAAGGAACGTTTGAACACAGGTGGTTTAACACATGGCACATGATTTAATCAACATACCTAGTATTCCGGGATATATCCCAGTAGAAGTTAAACTTGTCAATCAAGATGACTTTCTCAAGGTTCGAGAAACACTTACTCGTATAGGTGTGGCATCTCGGAAAGACCAAACTTTATACCAAAGCTGTCACATCTTGCATAAGCAAGGTAGATATTTCATTGTTCATTTCAAGGAACTGTTTGCTCTTGATGGCAAACCAGCCGACTTGTCTGAAAATGATATGCAACGTCGAAACACCGTTGCACATCTATTAGAAGATTGGGGCTTGGTGGAAATCATCAATCCCGATGATTGTGAAGATACTGCACCATTATCACAAATCAAAGTGTTGGCATTTGGTGAAAAGAAAGACTGGAATCTCGTAGCAAAGTATAATATTGGTAAAAAGAAGTAAAAGAAGTACTTGATTGTAGGGGTGTTAGGAGTTAAATTAACCTTAGATACGCCGACAGGGTATCACTAACACATTCGCTCAAAAGGAGGAATTATGACACGTACCTATACTTTCAACACAACATCTCTTGGTGGACCATGGGCTATCGGATTCGATAACCTATGGGATCGTTTGTCAAGAATTGAAACGATTAACAGTGATAGCAATTATCCACCATACAACATCATCAAACACGATGCTGAAAATTGGAGCATCGAATTGGCTGTGGCTGGGTTCAAGCGCAGTGAGCTTGATGTAGAACTAGCTGAAGGTGTTCTCACCGTATCAGCTAAGGCAGAATCATCTGATGAAAAGGAATATGTTCATCGTGGTCTTGCCAAGCGTACATTTGTCCGTAAGTGGACACTTGCTGATGACGTAGTAGTACGTGACGCTTCATTAGTGGATGGTGTACTAGCTATCAAGCTGGAACGCATCATTCCAGAAGAAAAGAAGCCACGTAAGATTGAAATTTTATAATTAAGTAGTCCTCCTAACACCCCTACAATTGAGTATATTATGATTTCTTGTTTCAAGACCATCCTAGGTGAAGATTTAATCGGTGATGTTGAAATTCACGACGATACCGTAGATATTGATTCACCGCTTATGATAATGATTGTCCCCACAGAAAAGGGACAATACAGCGTGGGTCTCGCACCATACATGGTGTTTGCAGCATCTCGCAAGTTTACATTCAAGAAGGACCATATCATGTTCTTCTATGAAGCCGCTGATGAAATTAAAGCTGACTACACGCGCATCACCGGTAAGGGCATCATTGTACCGAATACAAAAATTCAATTAGTGCCATAAAAATACAATAGATAGATATCGCCGTGTACACTTGACAAAGTTGCACGGCGATATTACATTATATGATGTTACATTCAAGACCCGATGGAGGTTGAATGATGAAGAGGTTCTATACAAATGTATTGCAGTATGGGAATAAAATTCTTGTACGAGAAGTTAGAAATGGAAAGAAGGATGCCACAAGGCAAGAGTTTCGTCCTACGTTGTTTATTAAAACACAAAAAGAAACTAAACATAAAAGTTTATTTGGTGATAATCTTGAACCTATATCTTTTCAAGATATCAATGATGCCAAAGACTTCATTAAGAAATATAAGGATGTAGAAAATTTTCCCATCTTTGGAAACACATCCTTTGCAAGTCAGTACATTACTGAAAATTATCCCGAAGAAGTTGATTATGATATTAGTCAGCTTACTATTCTTACAATAGACATTGAGACAGCTTCAGAGAATGGATTTCCGAGTGTGGATAATCCCGTTGAAGAAGTATTGCTCATTTCAGTACAGGATAACGTCACAAAGAAAATCACAACATTTGGTGTGAAGAAATTTGATGTGAACAACATCAAACATATTTCCAATCAAAACAATTTTCAGTACATCAAGTGTAAGGATGAAGCTGACTTGCTCTTGACGTTTCTTCGTTTCTGGCAAACAGCCATGCCTGATGTTGTCACAGGTTGGAACACGAAATTTTTTGATATGCCCTATCTTGTGGCGCGCATCAAGCGTGTATGCGGAGAAGATAAGGTAAAGGAATTATCTCCTTGGCGAATTGTAAAGGATCAGATTGTAGCCATGAATGGGCGTGAGTATACGGTTGCTGATATTCAAGGTGTGAGCAATCTTGACTACTTGGACTTGTACAAGAAGTTCACATACTCGGCACAAGAAAGTTACAAGTTGGATTATATCGCTCAACAAGAATTGGGGCGAAAGAAGTTGGAACATGGATATGAAACATTCAAGGAACATTACACGGAAGATTGGCAATCGTTCGTGGAGTATAACGTCATTGACGTAGAACTAGTAGATGCCTTGGAAGATAAGATGAAGTTGATTGAATTGGTTATTACAATGGCGTATGACGCCAAGTGTAATTTCACAGACATCTTCTCGGCGGTGCGAACCTGGGATTCCATTCTTCATAATCATCTCTGGGCCAAGAACATTATTGTTCATCAAAAGAAGGATAATGAAGGTAGAACAATTGCCGGTGCCTATGTGAAAGAACCCACTCCTGGCAAGTATGATTGGGTGGTGAGTTTCGACGCCGCCTCTCTGTATCCTAGTATCATCATGCAATACAATATGAGTCCAGAGACAATGAAGCAGGAATTCACAGCCGATTGCACTCCTGAACAATTATTGGAGAATGAAACGGATTATGCCACGTTTCTTCAAAACAAGAATGTTGCTATGGCGGCGAATGGATATTGTTACACACATTCTCATCAGGGATTGTTCCCAGAAATTGTGGAGAAGATTTTCAGTGAACGTGTGTTCTATAAGAAGAAGATGATTGAAGCACAAAAGGAGTATGAGAAGTCTAAGGATCCTGAACAAGTGAAACTCATCAGCAAGTATAACAACATTCAAATGGCTCGCAAGATTCAGTTGAATAGTTTATATGGCGCCTGGGCCAATCAATATTTCCGATTCTATGATGACAGAATTGCCGAAGGCATCACACTCACAGGTCAATACATCATTCAGCACGTGGGTCGTGCCTTGAATGATTATCTGAACAAGGTGTGCCAGACCACTGATGTCGAGTATACTTTCTATTCCGACACAGATAGTTGTTACATCACATTGGATAAACTGGTTCAAAAACACTTCTCGCATCTGGACAAAAACAAGATTGTGGATGTGATTGATAAGTTGTGTAAGGAAAAGATTTCTGAAGTTCTCGACAAGGCGTGTGAAGAAATCATGGCAAGAACAAATGGTTATGTGTCCAAAATGGAATTCAAGCGAGAAGTTATTGCCGAACGAGCTGTATGGGTTGCCAAGAAGCGTTATGCTTTGAACGTGTATGATAGTGAAGGAGTTCGATACAAGGAACCCAAGCTCAAGGTCCAGGGGTTAGAAATTGTTCGAAGCAGCACGCCTGGAAGTGTTCGTCAATATCTACGAGATGCTTTGAAAATGGCGTTGACGAGTACACAAGGTGAAATTCAAGAATTCATTTCAGAATTGGAACGGAAGTTTAAGGAAATGACGCCTGAGGAGATTGCATTTCCTCGAAGTGCAAACAACTTGAAAAAGTATCATTCTGGAAGTACCATTTATACGAAGGGTACACCACTTCACGTTCGAGGTGCCTTGCTGTATAATCATCACATCAAGGCAAAGAAGTTGGATAAGAAATATGAGATGATTAAAGAAGGGGATAAGATTAAGTATTTGTACTTGAAGGAACCAAATCCCATCAAGGAAAACATCATCGCCTTCAATGGTGGTCTTCCAAAAGAGCTTGACTTATATAAGTATGTTGATTATAATACAATGTTTGAAAAAAGTTTTCTTGAACCTATGCGAACCATTTTAGATTGTATGGGTTGGAGTACAAATAAAGTTTCAACTTTGGATGATTTATTTTAATGAATGCTTGGATTCTAGGTAACGGAAAAGCACGACAACATCTACAGATTCCTGATGATGTTTTCGTATATGGATGCAATCACATTTACAAAGATGATATTGCAAATGTGGTTGTATCCACTGATATTCCTATGCAACATGAAATATATCAATCCGGATACGCCCATCAACGATATTGTATATTTCTTGATTGGTCGCCTGTTGATGTATCCATTGTTCCCTTCTTAAATTTGGAAGGTAAGATTGTTGCAAATGCCCCAACAGAACATGGTGTGGTCATAGGTACAGAAAACAACAATCATTACATCACCTACATACAACAGGAAGATGCAGTTGAAAACATCACATTGGCGCAACTACCTATGGAGTTTAGTTCTGGGAGTTTAGCCATGTGGCATGCAGCCAAATCTGGGTTTAAAGAAATAACACTTGCTGGATTTGGTGACACGCAACATTATT